AAAATCCTGATGGACAACGATCCCGAATACCTGGATCGTATTGCCTCGGCCGGCGGTCCGCATTTGGTCAAGGCTTGGTTGATGGGCGACTGGAACGCCACGGCTGAAGGCAACATTTTCAAACGGGTCTGGATGGATCAGTTCTATGACTGGAATCCAGCTTACGCATCCGTCGCGCCGATGCCAGGCGTCGTGGTCGATATTCCGAAGATCCTGAAAGTGGTCCAGAGTTGGGACACAGCCGCGGGAGTCAAAGACAGGAATGCATATTCGGTTTGCACCACCTGGGGCGTAGGGGTCGACTGCTTTTACCTGCTTGACTGGTATCGGGAAAAGGTTGATTTCCCGACATTGCTGAATCAGGCGACGCTTCTCGCCGGCAGATGGCATGCGAATTTGGTCGCGGTTGAGAATAAGCAAACCGGATCGCCCTTGCTGCAGTCATTGAAGAAGAACACGACCCTTCCACTTCTTGCGGTCAACCCTGGCAGTCTGGACAAAGAGGAAAGAGCTAATGCGGTCGCGCCTTTGTTTTTCAGCAAGCGCATAATTTTGCCAAGCGCCGCGGTTTGTCCCTGGGTCGACTTTTTTATCGAATCTCTATGCAGCTTTCCGGAGGGTGAAGAGAACGATACCGTTGACAGTGTTTCCCAAGCGCTGAAAGTCATGGCATATTCGAATGCGCTTGAGCGCAAATCGGGAAATCGATACCGGCGCCGACCACCAATTTCGTATATCCAAAGGTAATCAATGCACGACCGAGAAAGCTTGCGCGATACGATGAAGTTTCCAGCCTGGGCTGATGACCGCTATAAGCGGCTGGCTGAACTTGATCGCTATCTAGACGGCAAGCAATACAAAGACCTCAAATACCCGTTCTCGAAAGAAACTGACGGATCCCGATACGTCTTGATGCAGGACCGCCGGCCCAATGTGACCTTCTCGATCGCCGGTCTGGTCGGCCGCCGATGCGGACGCAAGCTATTCACCGGCACGCATGCGCCCAGGATTCGGCATCCGAAGGAAAAGATCAGGGCTGCGATCCAGAGACTTGCCGAAGAGGCTGAATTGCTTCCTACCATGTGCGACGTAGTCCGCGCAGGCAGCGTCGGTTCTGCTTGCATTATCTTCAAGGTGGCCGGGGAAGGGACTCGTGGCCGCCTGGTTGTCGAGCGAATCGATACAAAGAACTGTTATCCGCGCTTCGACAAATTCGGAGAATTGGCCGTCCTGCGGCATGCTTATGTCGCTGAAGGATACAAGTTTCTCGCTGAAGGTTTCGATACCGACTGGGAGAACAAGAAGATCAACCCTTCTCTTCAGTATTTTTACATTGAAGAGTATGACAGCCAGAAGCAGACAATTTTTAAGCCGGTTCCGGACGACAAATTGATCGGCGGCGAAAAGGGTGAAGGCGGTCCAGGTGGAAGCCTCTTTGAAGAGATGTTCAAAGTTGTCGAAGAAGAAGTCCCGCATGATTTCGGCTTTGTACCGGCTCACTGGTTCGTTAACATGAAAGGCGGCATCAAGCCGGACGGTCGATGCACCTGGGACGATGCGATCAACAGTTCGATCGCCCTGGACTACTCGCTTTCTAATCTCATTCGCGGGCTGAACTATAACTCCAACCCGCAGCTTGTGACCCAGGGCGAACTTCTGGGCGAAGAATCGGAAGATGGCGATGCCGAATCCGCAGCGCTAAATCCGACCACTACACTTAGATTCAAGTCCCAGGAGAAAGAATCTGACGGTTCTTTGACTGGTGGTGGCGATGCTCACCTTCTCGAGATGACCGGGCAGGGAATCGCGGTTGGGAAAGATGTTTGCGACATGGTCAAGAAGCAAGCGTTCGAACAGATTGGCGCCAGCGAGAAAGATCCCGAGAAAGTCGGAAGCTTGGTCACCGGCAAAGCAATGGAACTACTTGATAGCCAGATCATGGATCTTCAAGGTGAGCTCAGAACCGCCTATGGCGATCACGGTTATCTCAGGGTGCTCAAGAAATTGGCGACAGCTGCCGGCAAGGCGAATCACCCGTTGATGTCCGGAATCGATCAAACCGATATCGATGGCATTGCGTTGGATTGGCCGCGGCCGTTCCCCTTGACGCCGAATGAGGTTTTCAATTTGTCGCAAGCAATGGCAACAGCCTGCGACAAAACGAAAGGCGGCTTCATGGAAGTTGCGGACGCGAAATTGTATTTCGAAGCTCAAATCGACCTGGCGGTCGAAAGCGCCGATCGAAATCTTGACGCGGAAGCAGCGGCAGCCCCGGCGCCGGATGAAGAGTCAGATAATGCTTTGCCTGACGGGACTGGCGTTGGTATAGTGCCATCTGAGGAAGAACAGTAAAGGACGGTTATGAACGCGCTAACAGGTAAACAAATCACCGGAATTTCATCACCCGAAGTTGGTCAACCACGAACGGAATCCTGGTGGATGCTTGACGCTGAACCCGCGATAGTAACCGGTCCCTGGATTCCATTTGACGGCTTCCAGGATGCTTCGATCGAAGTCTTCGGACCCTTTACTGGAGTCACGGCCAAACTTTACGGGACAAATCAAGACAGCCCAGGCGCGACCGTGGGGGAACAAATCGGTTCGAACATTACGGCAGCCGGCTTTGTGTCTATCTCGGGCGTACCTTACCGATATGTTCGGATGGACATAACGGCGATTTCGACCGGGGCTGTCAACGCAATAATTCAGAAGATTACGAGGTAATAGATTTTGAAACGTCACGGATTTAGATTCGTATTTTCAGTTCGACACAACAAAGAAGAAGGCGCCGGCGGAGATTCTGGCGCAGGCTCGGGCGGATCCGGTGGCGGATCTTCAGGGGCGGGTTCGGGTTCTGGATCGGGCTCCGGCTCCGGCTCCGGTCCAACAGCCGAACAACTTCTAAAGCAGCTCAATGAAGCCAACGCCGAAGCCGCGAAATGGCGCCATGAGCATAAGGCTCAGAAAGACAAGAATGAAGCTTACGAAGCCGAGAAAAAGGCTGCGGAAGATAAACGGCTCGCCGAAGAAGGTCAATATAAAGACCTCTTGAAGAAGAAAGAATCAGAGCTTGAAGCAGTGAAATCCAGCTATGCAAAGCGTCAGCTTGACGCCGAAGTTCTGGCTGCAGCCAAAGAAGCTGGAATAATCTCGCCGGCGGTCGCCGGCCTGATCAAGCTGGACGGCATCAAAGTCAATGCTGAGACTGGTGAAGTCGATGTCGCTGCCGTCAAAGCGGCGGTCCAGACGTTCAAGTCTCAACAGCCAGAACTTTTCAAAGATCCTGCTGCCGGCAATGGCAACGGAAGCGGAAATGGGAACGGGAATGGCGACGCTGGGCAAGTCAGAAATACCACTTCCCAAAAAGGCAGCCCGAGTCCCGGACCAGGAAGCGATACCAATGAATATGGCTCATTCTTGAAAATGACCGATGAACAAGCCGATAACGCATGGCAGGAGATGCGAAAAGGCATCATGTCGCGAAAATAAGTTTTGACAAACTGAAATCGCCAATCTAATGATTTTTATGCCACCGAATTCAAAACGGTGGCATTTTTCAAGCGCCAGGTTGCGCAAGACGGAAAGACCCCCGGGAAAACGGTCAGACTGAGCCAGGTGCTCCGAGCGGGTTGCTCCCGCGACGAAAGAAATTCAAATAGCTAGCTTGGGCCAGGTGCCTCCGTAGATGTTCATTCACCTTGGGGGTGTCGCTTCTTATGTCTTTCCTCTTTTTGCCAACGCCGCTGAACAACATTGCCCAGACCGGTATGTTGGAGAAGCGATTTCATCAAGCTTTGACCATTCGTCCGGGCTATCGGGCACTTGCTCGCCGATATGACGTTCCCGGAAGGATCGGCGGATCCCATACCTTCACCAAAATGGGTCGCCTGACTCCCAGTACCACCGCGCTTAGTGGTTCCACTCGACAGGCTGACTTCTTCAACGGAATGACCGCGATCAGCGGCGCCGATGAACAATACACCGTCACGCTTGACGAGTATGCGCAGTTCACTCAGCTCAACCTTTCCGGCAACGAAATCACAATCGCTGACCAGTTTGTCGAAAACGCCTACCTTATCGGCGAAGTCGGTAGCCACTCTCTTGAATGGTTGGGTCGTAACACGATCTTCAATAACTATATGGGCGGCGATACCCGCGTTATCAATATCAGTTGGGGTCCGACAACCACGACCTGCCAGCTGGATGATATTCGCGGATTCCAGCAAGCTTTGCTCAACGGCACCATGACCGCCGTTTCGAGTGGCAATACACTAACAGCCGCGGAAACTGGAACGACTCCGCAGACTTTGACTATAACCGGGGTTGTTGCCGATCCGACAAACGTCAGTTCCGCTGCTGTAACCGGCGGTATTTCCGGCGTGATCACATTCAGCACCGCTTCAGCTCCGACCGTCGGCGACAGAATCCTGGCTTCAACCGCTTCGATAATTGTTCGCCCCAACGGCAAATCCACAACTAAGCAGTTGGTCGGATCGGATGGCGTTAAGCTTCAGAACTTCCTGGATGCCAAGAAAGTCCTGCGCAAGAACAACATTCGTCCGCTGGCAAATGGCCGTTATCGCGTAGTGCTCGACGATGACGGAATGAACCAGTTGCTGGCTGACCCGCGCTTCCAACTGCAGACCCAGGGAAGGTTTGATTCCCGGGCCATTCAGGAAGGCGAAATCCCTGTCGTTTATGGCATGGAGTTCTACACCACGACAGAAGCGTTCATTCAGTTGAAGAACAGCGCGCCGAACAGCGGCGACAACGTTCCGACTGAAATCCACCGGGCGATCGTTGTCGGTGATGGCGGACTTATCCAGGGCAACTTCGAAGAATTGGCCGCAACCGCTGCGCGCCAGAGCAACGACATCACTGATGCCCGTATGGTTGGCGATCTGATGATGGTAACCCGCCGTCCGATCGACGTGCTCGGAGAAAACATCACGCAAGCCTATAAGTGGATCGGCGGCTTCTATTGCCCGTCAGATGCAACCACGACATCGGCCCAGACTCCGACCGC